GTATTAGCCATATAAACCTCCTATCTGGCTTAGTCAATCACACCATTGTGATTGTTAGGAATAAAATCAGTATTACACAAAAAAAGGCGACACGCAAGTGTCGCCTTTGATTTTAAATTTATTTGCCTTATACTCCAGGAGATCCAAACACACATCTTGGGTCTGAAACACCGAAGCTATATCTTTCACGAGCTTTATATCTGACGTTACCTGTATCGAAGTCACCTTCCATACTTGTCGCGATTCCTGCTCTTTCAAAATGTTTAAAACCATTAGGAGCATCTGTCTTAATGAAAAACGCATCAGTATCTGTTAAGAAATGGTTAATAACATAGCCCTGAGGTAACATTCCCATGTTACTTATAGCGTTTATGTCATTATCTGCTGTTCCAGGACGCATTGTAGACTTCATTAGCCTTTCAGCAACAAATTGTAGTGCTGGTGGGATAATCATCTTTTGTCCTTTAAGAGCAATTTTTAACCCTCTCTCGTCAATAAAAGCTGCGATATCAATTAATGCTTGTTCTAAAGAAGTTTCATTTAAATCAGCTGAGTTAGTCAATTCATTTTTGAATGTACCTCCTGCTGCTGTTGGATGGTCTGTAGCACAAAGCTCTTTTCCATCACCAAATGTAAAACCACTATCAAACGCATTGTTTAATACAGAAGCTGCTTTCACTTGCTTAGTATTAGACATGGAACGAGCCAACGCACGAGTGTAACGAGAACTAAGTTTGTCATAGAGATTATCTTCTACGGCTTCCTCAGTAATCGCGAACGCTAGTGCGATTGTTTCATGTGTATACCTTGCTGTGAAAGACTCATTAGCAGTGTCAAACGATACAGCAGCACCTTCTGCTTTTTCTGGTGCTGTTCCAAAGCCTGACAACATTACCTCTTCTTCAAACGCTCTGTCTGAAGATTCAGTATCGTAAATTTCGGCATGTTCATTATCATACCTATCATACTCCAGTCCAAATAGAGCGTTTAATCCAGGCTCTAATTCTTTAAGGAGTTGGGATCTTGCAATAGCCATATCAATATCTCCTTATAGACCAGTGGTTGCAGAATGAAATGGAAGATTTAACTTCACCAAGAAGCGAACCCCTGCTGATGCTACATCAATATCGTTGAAACCATCTTTTAGTCCAACAACTCTGAAGTTATCAGTATTAGTAGTTGCTCCTGCTGATGCTACAGATAATTCTCCAGTAGAAATATTACTATTTCCAGTAGTAGAACCAAAGCCAGCACCTTCAGCATTGGAGTGAACAAGTGCCTGAGCAGTTGCCACATTAGTTAAAGTTGCATCTCCTTGTATTTCAAATACCTGATTAGGATTATCATACACAAATACGGTTGCTTCTGTACTTGCTTTTAAAAGAGATGTTCCGGGATAAAAGTTATCGAATTTTGGTTTACCTGAAAGATCAATATATTCACATCCAGCCATAACACCTAAGATTGCTACACTTCCACCATCAGCAGCACTAACGTCTACAAGTCCATTAGTCAACGGGATTACCATGTCACCTTGATAGATGGCAGAGGATGATCCAGCAGTTGCACTAACTTGAACCTTGTATGCAGTTAACCCATTTGAGTTTGGTGCAGAACCTAAGAGATTATATGGACGTAAACCAAAAGGGGCATCTATATTACTTGCCATTTTTTAGTTTCCTTCTCTAAAAGTTTACTCGGCAGAACCTTTGTTACCACCGAAAGTTACACGACTTTGCCTTTCTGGTTTCAGAATAGGCATACTAGGGTGTTGTTCCCTCATCATATCGTTATCCACAGCTTTCATTTGATCTCTAGTCATATTTTTAAAATATTCCTGTCGTTCAGCTTTGGATTCTATGGGGAATCTAGCGAGTATTAAGCCTCCCACTCCTATAACACCAGCATGTTTTCCATCCTGGACTGTTGGAGCTTCAAAATCGGGGTACTCGTCTGCACGAACTAATTCAAAGCCTTCGCGAAGCCTTGCAGAAAGGTTCTTCTTATCATCAAATCCCATGATTGACTCACGGATCCAGCGATGAGTATAGCCTTCTGGAGCTGGGGGAGCATCTAAAGTAGATGGTGGTGTCCACGGTTTTCTTCGTGTTTGTTTTTCACGAGTCATTGTGGTGCGTGAAGTGCGATCTGTCATAATGATCTATCCTTTACGAGTTTCTAGCATAGCAAGTTGCTCTGCGTATTTTTCTAATGGTACACCAAGTCTCTTGGCGATTGCAACCTCTGATTTGTTTAATTTGACAGTTTTCTTTGTAACTCTGCCAGAACCACGAGTAGTAGAAGCCACTACAGGACCTCTAGGTTGGTTGACCACTCGGGGTTGTTCTTCCTCTTTGTACTTGTGAGGAAAATCTCTTTTCATTCTAGAATCTAGTTCTTCATAGTAATCATCAGAAGCTGGGTCAAACCCTTCTGATTCAACTAATGCCTTATGATGACTAAATGCTGTTAAAGTCATAGGTTCATCCGAACCAAACCATGAATTTTTAGAAGCCCATGCCGATGCTTTGGGATCAGGTGCTGGTTTTGGAGGTGCGACGGCTGCCGAAGGAGGAGTTTCAGCAACCGTATCCGTTTTCGCTTCTGTTTCTTGAGCTTTTTTAATATAACTTAGCTTAACATTTTCACTAGCTAAATTAGCAAGTTCCGTTTGAGCTTGTACTTGAGCTTCAGTGTCTCCACGATCTATAGCGTCTCTTAGTTTACTTTGCAAAGTATCTTGTGTTGCTTTTATTCTGCCTTCAAATTCAGAAACATATTGAGTATCGGCTGTAGTTGCCTTTTTAGCTTGTTCTTCAACTTGAGCTTTTAAAGCTTCAGCATATTTGATTGCTGCCTGTTCTCTTCTTTCTGTTTCACGCATTTTAGCAGTTAAATTGTCTATTCTGCGTTGAACTTTTTTACTGTAACCCTCTAATTCTTCTTCAGAAGACTCTTTTGCACTTTCTTCTTGTACAACAGGAGTTCCTTCTTCAGTGGCAACTTGTGCTTGTTTACCTTCAGGTAACTCTACTTCTACTTCTTCTAAATCTAATTCTTGTTGTGCTTCTGCCATTGTTTTTCCCCTTATAAATGTAAAATGTCTGCAGGATCGTTAATTCTAGCTAAGATTTCGTCATCATTCAGCAATCTGACTTCGCCTCCATCTATTCTAAAACGACTTCCTGCGTATCTTCCAAAGATAACCCAGTCTTGTTCCTTACACCATGCTCCACTTTCTCCGAATTTTTCGGTATCTTTGTAAGCAAGAGGACCAACTTTCAAAACTAAGGCACAAACAGTAGCTAAAGCTTCTCTTTCTACTGCTGCATCAGGGATAAAAACACCACCTTCAGTTTTTCCTTTACCTTTATAGGGAAGAACAAGTATTCTCCACCCTGTAGGCTCTGGTAATTTTTCTAATATTGGTGTTTCTTGAGATTTTTCTTGTTTTTGTTGCGATTTTTTCGCAAATCGTTGAGGTAGTATTAAAGATTTACTCATTTTGTGTTTCTACTCTTTCTAGCAGGGTCGTTAATTCCTGTCGAACGTAATTTAACTCATGCAATTTAGCTCTAAGTTTTTCAAACTCTTGAAAATCTTTCACAGCACCATAACATAAGGTTTCGTGCAAGCTTTCCTCGCGTTCTTTCATCACTTTAAGCAATTTTTGGCAAATGTAAAGGTCATCCATGAAATTTTATCCTCTTTTTTGTCTTTTTCTTAAACTATGTACATGTTTATAGTAAAAATAGTTGCCTATTCTATTAAAAAACTTAGATAAGGTCAGCCAATGCCACATCATTTTGTTAAACCTTTTTGCTTTTCATATGTCCTCAAGCCGCCCAATCCGAGCATTCCCATTAAAACAGTCATTAAACTTCCCATATCAAAAGCAGGGAGTTCTGGTAATGTAAAGCCAAATAAAACCGACAAAAACATTATTAATGGCTGTAGTACAAAATGCCATGCTAAAGCTATTCCACAAGTCCAACCAATAAAAGGTCGCCAACCTGCAACAAATATAGATTTATGACTAGCTTCAGTTTTATTTATTTCTAATTGCCCTTTAGCTAACTCTTGAGCATGATTTTCTGCCATAGTTGCCACCTCATGTGCCAACTTGTTCTTCATATCCTTATCTTCTATAAACTTACCAAGAAGATTACTTACTGGTCCTATTAACGCTGTTAACATTATTATCTCCCTTATGTTCGTGACCCATCC